GACTGTGGTGTCACCTACTGTGTGCGGTCTGAGCCTAGCTGGAATCTTGAGACATTCGCCGAATGGCTGACCATCTAGATCCAAATCTCTGGCCCAATCGTAGAGAGGTGCTCTTCTCAATTTAGTGAGAGGATGGGGCGTTGGTTGACAATCAACCCTCTCGTACTTAAGAGGGAATGTGTCGCTAGAGCTTTGGGTACCAAAACAATCAACAGCGTTTATGAACTCATTGAGAGACTCCTGGGTGATCTGCATGGCTATACCAACATTTCTCTGCTTACCAAGATGCAAGCCTACAACGATAGCTTTACCATTGCTGCCCATAACAGCTACAGGGGCACCGGAATCACCTTTTGTGGTGTCTCCTGAATACCCTATCGGGACCTCTATGACCATGGGCTCAGAGCCAACTGTGTAGCTAACGACCCCATCGTCAGAGAACTTGTTAAGGTTCTTAGTGAAAGGGACACCACACTTGGTAGCTGTTAGCATAGTCATAGGGGATCCATTGTATATCTCAACAATGTCAGACTCCTTCCAAACATACTTCATACCCGCTGGGGGCGTGGGACAATCCTTAGGCAAGGTTATAAAAACCAAGTCTATGGATTCGACAAAATGTGCAGAATCAAAGAGAATGTCAGGATCGACAACATGATTGGTCCCATTGTACTTGAATCCCATGGATAGATCATCCAAGTGCTCCAATGGTAGGAAGTAATGGCCAGGCACAACCACGATATTATCGCGTAGGTGGTAGCCTATTGCGCATGATTGTGCCACAAGCCCATCCTCATCAATACCTCGAGCACAAGCCCAGACGGTGCACTTAGACACGGAGCTGATTAGACTCTGGGAGTAATTGAGTTCGGCAGACTGTTTGGTCCAATTTGATGACTTCACCTGATGGGCGGCCTTGCTTCTAGCATACCGCTTACTGGCTTGGTTGCTTCTTGTAACCTTGGTGATCTTCTTCGATGCACGGATAGCACGGATTTTGGCTTTGGCATTCTTTCGATTGCTTCTGCCATGTGAGAACTTTTGATTCTGAGAGTCAGGAAGAAAATCCAAATCATCATCATCACCATCATCCTCTGGAAAAAAAGAAGTCGCAGTAATATGTGGCAACGCCCATAGTAACCAAGAGGAAAAACAATCCTATATAATAGTTCCTGTTTGGGCTATCGTACCAGTCAACGATGCCAAGAGAAACGAGTTTGATAATGAAATCTTGCTCTTCATCTTGGTTGTCTGCCTGAGCATCAAAGTCGCCATTGGGGGCTTCTTCAGGTTCAGGTGACTCACTAAACATGTCTTCAAAGAATTTGTTGTCATAATTGTGAGTTTGCTGGTTTTTGATGTTTGCCTGCCTTACAGCGTGGGTCAGTTCGATGATCTGTTTGACGTTCAAGATTTGGCCCACCTCGTAACCTGGGAGGTTGACTTTATCAAGTCTGTAAGTATTGTCCTTCACGTCAGGACAGATCGGATCGGTTCTGTGCAAAACCACATGAAACCTGCGCTTTATGGCGTCGGGGTCTGTCATCCCTATGACAGGGCGCCACTTATCTATACCGTGATCGGCAACATTGGTGGTGACAAAAACATAGCTACTTTCAAATGTAACTTTACCTTTGTCATCGAATGGTGTCGACAATATGTATGGAACGGTATTGACC